TCATGGCCGCGCTGAGTGTGGAGCAGAGCGTAAGCCAGAACTTGACCGATCTGATTACGGCGGCCAATGGCGCGAACGACGCTGCTACGGCGCTGATTGCCTCCCGGCAACTGCTTGACGAGCAAGTCAGTGCTGAGAAGTTTCTAGCGGCCGCCATCCTGAAAGTTGCCCGTAGCACCGATCTGGATCTGTTAGACGGTGAGCTCTATGAGTGAATCATTTAACCCGTTCGCGCCCAACCCGCTTCCCCTCGTTCCAATTGCGAACGCAGAGCAGCAGATCGCGCTGTGTCCGGTGTGTCACACGGCATTAGCCGCCGATAGCGAACAATGTCCCGTTTGTGCGCTAGAGCAAGCCGAGCAGGATGAGTTAGACGGATTAGACGACCACGAGATCGATGCGCTTGCGAGTTTCGATGCTACCCCACTCATCCCCACCCAATACGCGCTAGGCGGAACCGTCAAGAGTTTGCCGGATAACCCGTACCACCTGAAAACGAAGGGCATTGTCTACGGCGGGTCGGATCTGGTGGGTGACACGTTTGACCGCACACAAACCGACCTCGGACGATCCCGCTCGTTTGTCGGGATGCCCGTCTATTACGACCACGCCCTGCGCGGGATCAAAAGCCAGATCGGCACGGTCACTGACGCTACGGAAGATGATACCGGGATCGAGTTTGACATTGAACTTGATCGCAATCATCGCTACGTGAAAGAGGTCTTGGCGCTGAATGCCGCCGATGCCATGGGCAGTTCATCGGGTGCCCCTGGGCATCTTGTGCGCCGCAAGGGTGGCGTCCTCAAGCGCTGGATTGTCTCCGAATTATCCCTCACACCAACCCCAGCGGAGTCGCGCACGTTGCCGATCTTCGCTGCCAAGGCTATAGATCCAACATTACAAGAGGAGTTATCTATTATGGCCGACGAAGCCACGCAGACCACCACCACTCCAAACGCAGACGTTACCGCGCTGCGTGGGGAAGTCACCGCGCTCCGACAGGAGCTTGTCGAGTTAAAGAGCATGCCTGCCGTCAAAACCGCACAGGAGTTGGGCGGATCTATCGGCGGTGGGATGCAAGCCCGCGCCGTCGAAGCCCAGCCCGCGCAGACGTGGCACAATTTCAAGAGCCTCTCACTTCCGGGCGGGCGAGCGCAGTTCACCGAGCGCTATCCGGCTGCCAGCTTTGGCGGGTTCGTCAAGGCCGTGCTTGATGCCAAGTCAAGCGTCCAGCGCTCCGGCGATGCCCGTAAAGTGCTGGCCGATGTGTACGGCGTAACCGAGGACGACACCGCCGCCAAGGCACTCGGCACCCAATCCGGCGTAACCGGCGCGTACCTGATCCCAGAGCAGTTCATCTCTTCGCTCATGGCCGTCGCACAACAGAAGGATGCGCTGTACGGGCGGGCAATGGTTATCCCGGCGGACGGTGGCGAGATCGTCGTACCCGCGCTTGACCACAGCGGGACGTATGTCGAGGGCCAGTCACAATACTACGGTGGCGTGAGCATCACATGGGGCGACGATGACGCAGCGGCAACCGATACCACGCCACGGCTGAAGCAGATCCGGCTCAAAACCAACAGCCTCAAAGCCAAGGTGCGGATCAAGAACAGCCTGCTCCAGCGCAGTGCGGTGACGATTGACGCGGTTGTGACGACCCTGCTGGGCGGCGCGATTGGTTGGGCGCGTGATTATGCGATGATCCGGGGTTCCGGCATTGGGCGGCCATTGGGCGCGCTGAACGCACCAGCGTGTATTGACGCGGCGGGCACCGCACTGGACTACGCCACACTGACTGCAATGGAAGCGCGCACCATTCCAGAGCGCGACGAAAACTATGTGTGGCTCATCCACACCTTGCGCCGCAATGATGTGATGGCCTTGCAGCAGACCAACAACACGCTCGTGACGTTCCTGTCTGACTTGCGCGGGAAGCCAAGCACCAGCCTGCTTGGGCGGCCAGTCGTCTATACCGACAAACTGCCGTACACCTCCGGCGCATCGAATGCCGCTGATAGTGTGTTGCTGATTGACCCAACCATGATCGTCTGCGCCGAATATCAGGGTATTGCGATTGCGGTGAGCGACCAAGTGCGCTTCGAGGACGATGAAACCGTATTTCGCGTCATCCTGAGCATGGACAGCCAGCCGTGGCTCACATCCGCGATTGCCATCGGTTCGGGCGCAAGCGATACCGTTTCCGGCTATATCAAGCTGTAATCAGCAGACAAGGATAGATAGACATGCCATTAGATCGAATGGTTGAGCGGCTCGCACCGGTTGGCGTGGCGTATGCACAGGTACTCGCCACGGTGGCAACAACCGTCGCACAAACACCCGTCACCAGCGCTACGAGTAGCGTGGTGGATACCCAACTTGGCGTGGCACGGCGCTACTTAGTCGAAACCCTGATCAAAGCCCAGACGACCGCTGCGACCGCTGCAACGATTGCGATTGAGCATAGCTCAGTGAGTACGGGCGGTTGGGCAGTGGCCAGCAAGGGTACGGCGGCTTGGTCAGTGACCGTGGGTGGAGCCGGGTTGACCGCTGGGAGCGTGCAAGAAATCGAGTTTCGCGATAACGATATTGCGGCGGCCAGTCTCAACCGCTACATTCGTGCCAATGTCACACCCGCAGGCGCGTTTCTTGGCACCGTGTCAGTCGAGATCTTGACCGACAGCGCCCGCTACCAGCCCAACACCAGCGGCGAACTGACCCACGGCGAAACCGTGATCGCGGATCTGTAGGAGTCATCCATGCGCGTGCTGATTGTCTGCCCGGTGCATACCACGTTATTCGAGCCAACGCTGAAAAGCATCCTGGCCTTGGATTGCAATGGCTGTGACCGGGCAGACATCAGTATTTTGCGCGCTGCCAAGAGTTGCGACGACCCGCGAGACGCGATTGCCAAGCAATACAACTACGCCAGAGATCTGGTACTCAAGAACGATTACGACGCACTCCTGACCATCGAATGTGACATGGTTATCCCACCCGACGCACTCCAGAAGCTATTGGCCACTGGTGCAGACGTTGCCTATGGCCTGTACGTCCTCCGTCGCCCGCCCTGGGAATGGAATGCATTCTCAGTGATTGACGGCATGAAGGCCTACCCGCTCATCCTGAACAGCCCAGAGCGCGCCGTACAGGATTGGGGTAAGGCGGTTGAGGTTGACGGCATTGGCTTCGGTTGCACGCTCATTCGGCGCAAGGTGCTAGAGGCCGTCCCATTTCGCTCTACCGGCGAAGAACACCCAGACGGGCAACGGTCGTACAACGACTGGTACGCGGCGCAAGATTACACATCTCATGGCTTTCGCCAAGTGTGCGACACCAGCGTGATCTGTGGGCATATTCACCCAACCGATGTGAGCGGCAATGTCTCACCCAGCGTGATCTACCCCATCATTGACCCACCATACTACCGCTTTGATGCCTTCGACAGTCTCTATGAGGCGGCATGACGTTCTACCAAACAACCGGCAAAAGTGTCAAAGCGTTATCTATGGATGACGTGTTTGGGGTTGGCTTCGAGTCAAACCTGAACAGCACCAGCAGCGATAGCAGCCCGCGTAACCTCTATACCCTGGTACCGTTTGTGCGGCGTGCAGTGCGGTTGCGGATGAACGCCATTGCCAGCGTTCCCGTAACACTCCAGAAGGCCGATACCGATTTATCCACGCGCCCAGAGTGGCAAGGCTTGATGAAGAACCTTCCCACGGCACTGGCCAAGGTTGAGATGGCGCTATGTCTGTCTCCCTACGGCGCGTATTGGCGCAAGAACACCAACAAGATCGGCCTAAACCCTACACCCGAATGGCTGCTCCCGCAATCCATCTGGCCGTATATCACGGCAGATGAAGGCTTGCGCTACTTTCGCTACGTGCATCCCTGGGGCACCGAACGCGCCGGATTCGTGGAGAACCTGACGCCCGATCAAGTCGTTGCGTTCTGGTATCCGAGTCTGGATCGTGCCTCGTGGCCGGGATCGCCTCCCGGTGTGACGGCGCAACCCGCAGGCACGGCGCTGAACGCGCAAGATGTGTTTATCGCCAGTTACTTTCGGCGCGGGGCGATCAAGGCCGTGCTATTGCAAGTGCCACCCGACGCCAAGCCAGCCGACCGGGATCGCCTGACCGCGTGGTGGCGGTCGATTGTGGGCGGGGTAAGCAATGCCTGGAAGTCGGTCGTGGTTCAAACCAACGTGACGCCCGTGGTGATTGGCGACGGCTTAAAAGAGATGAACAACGAGAGCTTGACGCGCCAATACCGCCAAGACGTTGCAGCCGCCTTTGATATTCCTGAAACGATGTTGATGCAGGGCGCGGCCAATTATGCCACCGCCAAGATTGACCGGATCGGCTTCTACGAGGAAACGATCTTTCCAGAGCATCAGATGATCCTCGATTGCATCAATCAGCAATGGCTACAGCCCGCCTATGGTGCGGAGTTGGTCGCCCATCCTGAACAGACCGAAGCGCGCCAAGATGCCCAGTTGTCACAGGCGCAAGCCTTAACCGAGTTAGTCGGGCAGCCGATTTTGACGGTTGACGAGGGCCGTGCATGGATCGGCTTTGAACCAATGGCCGAAAGTCAGAAGCCAGTCGATGATAGCGCCGAATTTACCCAGATGGAGCAGGAAGCCAGCGCGGTAGACCAGTCGGAAGATAGCGCCGAGCAGGTTGCCGATCCCACCAAGCGCTATGCCCACGATGTGCCTACGGGCCAATATGTGCAACTGCCAGGGGGCGAAGCGCGCAAGGCCGAACGCCAAACGCTGCTGAGTGCCCACAGCGCCACGCGCAAGGCCGTGCAGGATCGCCATAGCCAAGAGCGCAAGCAAGTACGCGACACGCACGCTACAGCCCGCCAGACGGCCACCGACGCACGCGAACGACTGAAAGCAACGAACCGCCACGCTGCTGAGATGCAGATGTTAGCGCAGCGCCAAACCGCAGAACGAACCATGCTCGCCAGCCTGCACACCGCAGAGCGCAGCCGTCTCACCGACCGCCACGCCGCACAACGCAGTCACGAGGTTGCGACGTTGCGCGGGCAAGGTGCGATCAAAACGATTGACGAGGATGAGAGCGACTTCGACTTGATGGATGCCGAGTGGAATACCTTTGACGCCGAAGAGGATGCACTCGATTTTGATGATGATGCCGAAGTCAAACAGGCACGCGATGCACGCGGACGTTTTGCCGCGTCTGCCGGAACCGCCCAACGCCACGCAGAACGCGCCGTATTGCGCCAGAAGCACGCAGCGACACGCACCACCCTACGGGCAGCGCACGCCCACGAACGCGCTACAGGCACGCACGACGCTGCACAGAAGGAACGCCATAAGGCGGAGCGTCAAGCGCTGACCCAGCAACACCGAGCAGATCGGCAAGGGTTGCGCGAAACGCATGCAGAGCATCGGGCAAACGAGGGGAAGCCGAAAGACAACCCCCATGCACCAACCGCCGCAGATCGCGCCGCAGTTGATACCTACGCAGAGCATGGCGCTCGATTGAATAAGATCGCATCACGACAGAACGCCATCCGCAGGGAGCAAGCCGCGCTACAGCCGTCATGGGGGCAACGGCTTAAGCCGAAGTATCAAAAAGAACGCGATGCCCAACACGCCGCACTAGAGGACGAACACGCAAAACTCGAAACAGAGCGCACCACCACGCAAGCCGCCCACGATACCGCCTATGCCGCCGCACAACAAAGCGGTGCGCGAGATCGGGTACTGCTTGCTGATATTGAGTCGCGCAACGCCTCACGCGCTGGTGATGCTTACGAGCAACAGGCAGCACAGCAGCGGCTTGGGATAACACAGCCAACACCAGGCGCAATGAAACCGCCCACGCAACCCGCAGATCGAAAACCAGTCACCCGCGATCCGTCGCGTGCAAAAAACGCGATGAACACTATTCGCGAACTCGATAAAGAGCAGCGACAGCGAAACCAGGCCGCGCTACGCGCCGATGTTGAGGCTGAACGCGCAAGTACGCCACAAGCCGCGCAATCGTTCCGACGACTTGCACAGGAAGAACGCGCACGCGCACGCGCACTTGATACGCACGTTGACCGACTCCGCGCACAGCAGGAATTAGAAGCCGCAGGCTACTACCAGAACGGGAACCGCCTAATACCATCTCGCGCCGCACAGCCCGCAGAGGGCAAACTAGAGCGTGATAAGCAGAAGATCCAAGACAAGCTCGCCAAGATC